AATTAAATTAACATTAAGGGAAATGAGCTTGAGACTGAATACGGAAGGTGGACCTGTGTATCTCATGCTGTACATAGAGACATCTGTCCAAATCAATATCTCCCTATTGGTTTCTGCCATACCCTCTATGGAAGACCCGCTATTGAGTAGTAGTCCGCCAGATGTATTAGTCGATCTGAGTCCCCAATCGAAAATGTATTTATCATTAAGGTCATTGTCTGACCACCTAACAAGTATAGGTGAGAATTCTGTTGTAGAACCTCCAGAGAAATGTTCAGTAGAAAAAGATATCAGATGACCACTTAGTGTTGTTAATAATATGTCACCATTTATCTTCGGAATCTTTACAGGGATAACACCTTTATCATCACCTTGCTGACTTAGCTTTATAAATCTTCTTTCATTCACTGTCGATATTTTAGGTATACCAGCCGCGTCTGCTATGTCGCTTAGGTCAAGGTAATATATTTCGCCATTGGTAGGACTGGCAACTATGTCATCACCATTAGAAAAGAAACTCCAGTATCTCAAGCTAGTATTGGCTAGCGCTGGTAAGACACTTGGAGTTCCCCATGAACTACCTGTTTCATCCCATGAACCAAGGCCCCATCCAGCAGCATCCACTGCGGATACGTCTGAATCTACACCTGGGTCTATACTGTACCATACCTTGCCAGATGCACCAGTTAAAGTTAGTTCCTTTTCATAGATACGAACAGTCTGACCTGTTAGCCATTCCAATGGCGTAGGTGTAGAGGAGGTTGGATAAACATTTCTTTCGCATCCTGTATAAGTGAATGGGGTTGACGCACCTGTCCTTGCGCCAAGCCTTATAAGTTCTTTAACGCTTGATCCGAAGCCGGCGCTACGGACCAAAGCAACAATGTCACCCTCTTCAGGCCCAGCAGTCGGTGCATCAAGTTTCAGTGTAGTTGTAGAATCATTTATATCTGTATTCAAGGTGGAATTATAGCTAGTAAAAGATGTTGCATTCTCATTTATTTCTATATATTGTTCACCGTTTTGTTGAAAGAGTTGCCATCCGTCGTCCTGCGTTGATCCAGGGGAATATCCAGAATCGAATATAGAACCGTCAAGGTCAGCCTCTCCGGTTATAGCGTTGAATGCAATATCCTTCATCATTACAAATGTGTTATTTGTAGATACTACTGTGTTACCTCCTTCTATAGTTTTAATCCTAACATGACTACCCGAAGGGATAGTGTTGGCTAGGTACGTTGACCTTATTCCCATAGTGGTTCCGTCAATAGCGGGTGTAGGCCCTGGAACAGGGAAACTGTAGTCATCAGCCTTCGGAGAAACTGGCCCAAGATTATCATCCCTTAATGGAGTTACATCATACACATTGCCATTATGAATAAGATAAACTTTCCATGTCGTACCAACGAGTGTGTATGAATTACCACCCCCAGAAACCCACTGGAAAATACTTCTTGAAACTCCGTTAAGATCTCTTTGTGAATCCGCAAAGCCTTTCAGGGTTCTCTCTGACCAACCTCCAATTGACTGTGGTTTACCAAGCTTAAACCTAACATTATTACCATCAAACCATGTATTCATGGCTTCGTACTGGGAACCATCTTTTCTCATACCAGGAACTATTTCTGGTTTAAAGTAAGTCAATTATTCTACCACCACATCCTAAAATAAATATTCCAGTCAGCCGCTTGGGCTGCGGTCAAAGGACTGGACCCTGTGGCGCCCGAAGTCCCGCCCGCAGGGACCTGGAAGGGCTGTGTGTTCTCTCCACGCATGCCGCATTCTGTCGCACTTATCCACGCAACTGAACCAAAGATAAAAGGGGTTTGCCAAAACCATGAGGGATAAGGCATTTCGTCCCCTGGTTGCCATCCATAATTAGTCTTTCCAGCCGTCCCTGCGGGTGCGGTGTCAGAACCTTCATACCTCAAATAAGCTTGGTAAAGCTTCGGACGAATGGTCGCGCCATGAGCCGTAGCGCCCCAGATTGTATTAGCTGCAGCGATGGTGCACGGAATTTGAATCTCGACGTACCTGTCGAGAGGAACCAGACTACCTACCGTATCGGACGCTTGGACATAGCTCGCGTTCTGGATTCCACCTCCAAGAAATTGAGCAACAACAGGCTCTAAACTACCAATTTCAGTTTCGGTCAATCCCGCACCACCTGATGTTGTATAAGTACATGAAGAACCCCCACCAGGGATCGGGTGGATTGTCTCGTCAGGAAAGGCTGTGTATCCAGTACCCTGAGTGTCTAATCTCATATTGGAAACTACGCCACCAATTACATCATATAACAAAATAGCAGCAGTGGTTGGTGGAGCGGCTGGGACTAGCAGGTTAGTTGTTTGATTAAGACCGTCAGGAGTATACCCAGTGCCACCAGCAGTTAGCGTTACACTTGACAATCCAGTAGTTCCTCCACTGCGAACAATGTAAGCTTTCCTAGTTGTATCTTCTATCTTTAGACCTATCCCGCCATGTGCAGTCATCCCCTTAGAGGCTTCTAGGTTAACGGAAGCGTCAGAACCGTCCGTGAAAACTCTGCCTTTTAGTTCCGTAGTAGTCCCTGGGCTAGTTGCTGCCGGATCTCCACCTGACTTAAAATCTATTTCTACTTCACCAATGCCAGCCTCGTTCACAGTAATTTTCTCTGCTACGATACTTGCAGCTCTAGATGTATCTGATCCTATATTCGTAGTGATATCTGCATCGTTCTTGAATGCTATAGGACCGTCGATAAGTCCAGTTATATCTATTGTATCTGTTGCAGATGATCCTATAGTGGTGTTGCCTGTCGATTCAAGAGTTGTAAACTTACCAGACAATGGAGTTGCTGCGCCAATTGTTGACTGTTCTATTACACCCTTGGTGATCTTGGTGGTTGACCCAGTTAAGTCTAGCACTGAAGCTTCAGCTATAGTTGCAGTACCTAAAGCTCCAGAGCTAATAACGGCTGTAACTACACCAGAAGTACCACCGGGTCCTGAATATACATAACTTACAGATGGGACCGATGTGTAACCTGCCCCAGGGGATGTGATTGTGGCAGGGCCTAGGGTCCCAGTTCCTGTATCTGTTACAACCGTTCCAGTAGCTGCGACATCAGGAGATCCACCGAAAATTAGGTCGATTGTCGCAGCTACTGAGTAGCCGCTACCTGGGGTGGTAGTGGTAAGGGTTTTAACACCTTGCGCTTTCTCGAAATCAATAGTGGGAGCTGAAGTATAGCCTTCTCCTTCTGCTGTGATAGTAACATTTGAGATAGTACCTGCAAGGACATCGAAAGTTCCTTTCGCACCAGTACCTCCTCCTAATGTGAGCCCTAGATCATATGTACCATTGTTACCATATCCACCTGTTGTTCCACTGAGAGCAACACTGGTAACACCCTTAGTTGTATCTATGGAATAAACTTCCTTAGTACTCCTATCCGGGTTCACCTGCGTGACCTTTAAGCTATCTGTCTCGCCACCTTTTATGAAAATATCAGCAGAGCCAGCAGGTATTGATGTAAAGTCTAGTTTGCCTACCTGTAGATTATTTGTTATGTCTACGATTTTAGGAGTTATGGTACTACTCAATGACACTGCAACAGTACTACCTTCTGCAACGCTCACGAATGTTGCATCATTCGCATTGTAAACCTGTAGAACGATAGGCACTATAGGCACGCCAGCAAATACAGCCAATGAATTTTTTATAAAATAAAATCTATCTACTTTTTCGTCAGTAACATTCCCAGATATCCGTAGCTTTACTATTCCATCAGCGAGAGTCGCCATAGTAGGATTCTTTACTGAAACATAAGAAGCTCTAGAAGCTGAATCGTCATTTGCTGCATCAGGAGAAGTATCATCTGGCAGCCTCCACTCAAAGACGCCAGTTGCAGCGTCGTAGTTGGAAGATACGCCAGCGGTACTAGCTATATCGATTTCGGACCTGCTCCCGATAGCACTTGATATAGATTCCCAGTTCAGGTTGGTTACATCCCCCCAGGAACCTATCCTCTCCCCGGTTTTCATCAGTTCTATAGAGAACCTATTGCTATCGTAATCAGATGCCATTATTCAATCCTCTCAAATGTAAATACAGTATTAAGCAATTTCCCCTGCTCCTGTATCAATTGAAGTACCTTTCTCATATTCGCTAACGTCATTTGACAGAACTGAGCTTGCGACAAGGATTAATGATTCTTGCATCAACTTCTTATACTCTGCCATAAGTTGTGCTTCACCCTTCTCGTATAAATATCCATGATACAGTACACCGTATAGTAGGGCACTTGGATAATTCCTGCTTATCCATGTACCCTCACCTTCTGTAACGTCAACCAAGGATAATGGAAATTTGGTATATGAATATCTGTACCTAACTTCCGAGCTACCCGGCCTGGGGGATACTATAATTCTTATAGTGTCTTGATTTTCGTCAGAGTCCGATGAGCTTAGCAACGGGTCAATGGCATAATACCTAGGAGTACCTGTAGCGTAATCAAGTACTGATGGATCGGAGGATAAATTGAAAGACTGGGTTACGAAAGCATAATCTCTTAACTGCAATGGAACCCAAGATATCTTCTCAAGTGATGGTGATCCACCGAAAAGTATAGTAGTTGAAACGTCAACGGAGAGCAGGTCCTTTATGTTACCACTTGTTGAAGGATCAGATTTTAGATCTAAGTTTCCATCGCCCGAAGTGAAGCTGCCAGACTCTGAAGACTTAAATCTAGTCCTATATCCTCCTGCAACCCCCCATATGAAATCTTCAGTTATCCTTATTAGTACATCTAGATTTGTAGAGAATGAACTTTCATTATTCTCTAAGAAGTTGAAAACTAAATTCTTAAAGTCAGAGAGAGCAATTGGGTTGCTAGTGCTAGATGTAGTAGGAAAGGGCATCTACGAAATATTCCTCTTAGTTGCGCCTATCATACCCCTAGTCCCACAACCACGACCAGCATAAGCTGGATCAGCACCCTTAGCTGGCCTTGTACCCTTTGGCATATATTTGTCTTCCTGCTTTTCCATAGACTGTACATGAACTAATCCTGCAGATCCACCATGAGAATATCCCTTACTGTACTCAACTTCCTGACCAGTCCTCTTAGCGTATTTCAGAGCTTCGTCCTTGTCTTTATCGCCGTAACCGAATTCCCTAGTGCCAACAGTGGGCATCTATCTATCCTCCATACTTTTCATTCCAAGCGTCCAAGTCCAACACCCTGCTAGCATCCTTACCAGTATCTGGTCTTGGATCTCTTAACGATTGATTGTCTGACCCATTGAATAAATTTGGTAAGTCTTGAGCATTTTGGATATCAAAGCAATCTGGACAAACCATTGTATTAATTCTTTTATAGTTCTTGACTTCATATTTCAGTTCCTCCAATGGATATCTAAATCCGCACCTTACACAGAATCCATGAGCATTTTTGCCAAGAGCCATCTAGAACAATTTTCTCTTTGCAGTTATAGTCCAAACTACATTGGTGCTTGGAGTCGAAGAACCAACTATAGCAGTACTCATGTCTGGAAAAAATATCCCATAATTTTCATTCTCACCAGATAGCCATCCTGATACCATATCAGTAAAGTCCCACTCTACATAGTATTCGCCTACTACCCCTTCTACACTTCCGTCTGTCGTATAATTTGTTCCCTCTGTCCCTCCATTACCGAATGAGTTCCATGTCACTGAAGTTGTATCGTAATCTGTTATAACCCGATAAGCATTATTCGTCGATCCTGGGTTTGTGTAGGTCTTGAAGAATACGTTTTCGCCGACTCTTAACTTAGCGGAGCTAACATATAAGGCGAAATCAGATCCAAGTATCCCCGCATCATTACAAAGGGAACTGAACTCAGCGTTAGTCGTTCTTACTAAGGATTTCGTCATTACATTACTCAAGAATGTGATGTTGCTTGTACCGAATATGATCGTTGTGTCGAAGCCACCTCCACCTGTCTGACTATTTATTCTATTTGTATTCGCAGCAACGAAACTTACGGTCTTATCTACAAGTGTTACAGTCATCCCCCTGCTGGCCGCTAGGGCATTATCTATAGCTGGGTTTTTCAATGTCTCATCATGTATCATTGCAAAGCTAGTACCTATGGATTGGAGATTCTCTCTATCAAAGCAATCATCGCAAACTTTAAGACTACTACTGGTTAAATTTTTGTATTCCTTCCTCAATTTCATTAACTTATACGCCCTACCGCACCTATCACATATGCCAAGTGCATTGGTTTCCGAGGATAGGTTAGACACTCCTGTGTGCCCTTGGAGAGAGTACAAGACTTGTCTTCACCCTATCTTCTTCTAGGGCCATAGATAGAAGTCTATTGTATTCACTGAATAATATAGGAGCACCTGCTCTTATGTTGCCAACATCACTTCTCTTAGCCATATTGAATGCTAGGCCATGAACTAACGCAGGAAGGAATCTGTCTGGAACTTCTATATTGGTATCTATATTTCCACTAGCATCTGACATCCTTGCCATCCTCCAATACACTAATGAATACTTACTGCTCTCGTCAGGAACCGGCCAAAGCTTGAATACACTGTATCTCGTCGTAGGCGCTGCAAGCCTATAGTTCTTCACTTCCTTTCGATCAAACATATACTGCAACGGTCTTCCCTCTTGCTTCTTGGAAGCTATGGAAGAATATGTTGGTTGAGATATTCTAGTCATAGTATAATCAACCTGATTGGATGTACCGTGGTCTGTTCTCAGTGACAAATCCAATATAGATATAGTGTCTTCGTTCACATTGTAATCAGATGTACCCTTAGTCAAGGTCACTATATCATCGTCGCTAGGATCACTCCAAACCTTCTCTTCTATTTGCCAAAGATTTATACCAAGATTAGACCATTCAAGTTGCAATAAGTTTAAAGACCTGCTAGCAACACGTATATCAAAACCAGTCTTGGCGTCAAAGCCAGCCAAAGATGATGCATCCTCTATGAGGTCACCTATGTCTAGATTGAATGTCTTAGTAGTTGATATAGCCATATTGTATTAGTCGCAACTTGTTCTAAATATTTCATTAAAGTACGGAATTGTGCAAAGAATTATTCCAGAATTAACAAACGTCGGCTCGAAATCAATCTCTGACCAGTCTGTCTCTTATACACATCTGACGCTGCCGACGATCTT